TCATTGTCTACGTCTCGAATTTCGAGTACGTCGGGGCCGAGAGCACGATTCTCCAGAAGGCTGATGAGTTTGTCCATTTTCTCCCACTGGGCTGACGTGAAAACGGGCTCGGGACGGCCGGTCTTGTTTTCGATTGTTGAGAGGCCGGGCTGCAGGAATCCACCATTATCGTAGCGAAGATTGCCTGCGGACGGCCCACCATAGATCGGAACCTCACGCACCGGAATACCGAAAGTAGGCGCCTCGACCATCATCCCATTACCGGAGGCGATAGCAACGTGGTGAGCCGGGTATCCCCAGAACAGGAGCGTGCCGGGCACCATGGGGTTACCGGGGGATGACATTGCTTGATATCCGGCCGCCGTGAGGCGAGGCACGTGAATGCCCATAGCATTGAGCGCCCAATAGACAAGACCAGAGCAGTCGAGTCCGCCGCCCGGGGAGACGCCGCCCCAAACATACGGTGTACCGATAGCGCGACGCGCCGTATTCACGAGGTCGCCGGCAGCGGCGCCAATAGCGCCGATTCCGCCACCGAATCCGCTGACCACAGGCATGTGATCTTTAATCCAGTCGCCGAGCGCGTCAATGGTTTTGTCCACGCCCGCCTTTCCAGCGTCGAAGAATGGTTTTGCCCCGTCGCCGCCCCATGAATCGAGAAGTTTGTGAACCGGAGCTTTAATGACAGTCTCAACGGCTCCGATCGGGTCGGAGAAGATCGAGGATACAGCGTCGGCCGCCCCGGTAATCCAATTAAGGGCAGCGGACGCACCTTTTGATACCGTTTCCTTGACAGGGTCCCAAATACCGCCAGGAGCGAATGCGGCATAGCCGGCGTCGCCGCCAGGAATCCTGTCACCGTGCGCCGCAGCGCGGTTCATGGCATTCACCATTGCAGGCCCACCGACAGCTTTCACCCATTCGGGTCGCATAATCGCCTCTCCACCGGAAAGCGCGAGCCGGCCGCCGCCATCGGGTGATACGAAATGGTAAATGTCGCGGCCCGGAGAGTATCCGGGCAGAACACCACCGGACGCGTACCCGCCAATCGTAGGAGCCTCAGGAAGACGAAGATCAAGAGAGAGCTTCTCCATCATCCCATTAACGAGCTTCCGCAACCCGTTATTGTAGACGGTGCCGATAACGAAGTTAACAGGCTTGGCAGCAGCTTCCTTGATTTTGTCCCACGCCGTCCTAACACCATCCTTCATAGTATTGGCGGCGGCCACGACCCTGTCCCAGGCGCTTGTAATTGCGGGAACAAGCGTATTGGCAATCCAATCTTTAACGATTTGGATTTCGCCTTTCAGAATGTTCCACGCGGAAACGACCATGTTTTTCAGCCAGCTGGTCCACGAAACAACAGTGTTCCAGGCGGCACTGATCGTGGTGGCCGCGCCCTGAATTATGGCGACCCCCATAGTGACCGCAGCAATGATAGACGCGAATACGAACGCGATGATTCCGCCCAGAATTTTCGCGCCAGTCGCAATCGTGTCCCAGGCGAAGCTGATAATGGGTGCAGCGTAGGTTTGAATCCAATTCACGACCGGCTGTATAACGGCCCAAATACCATTCCATGTCGCTGATAGGGAGCCCCACATAATAGACGCCGCGTCTTTAATAGCGTTGAATGCTCCGACTACCCACGGCCACGCAACATTGAAGATCCAATCAACGACAGGTTGAATGGTGGCCCAAATACCGTTCCACGCCGCTGATATGGTGCCCCAAAGGGACGATGCGGTGTCTTTGATTGTGTTGAACGTGTCAACGACCCATGGCCAGGCCGTGTAGTAGATCCATTCGACCACGGGCTGCATTGCCGCTTGAATGGAGGTCCATGCGGCCTGAACCGTACCCCAAAGATTAGACGCCGCATCCTTGATCGTATTGAACGTATCTACAACCCATGGCCACGCGGTATAGTAGATCCACTCGACCACAGGTTGCATAGCCGCTTGAATAGAGGTCCACGCGACCTGAATATCAGCCCACATGTTAGCGGCCGTATCCTTAATAGCGTTAAATGCGCCTACCACCCAAGGCCAGACCGTATTATAGATCCAATCTGCAACGGGCTGAATTGCGGTTTGAATAGCAGTCCATGCGATCTGAATATCAGACCACATCATACTGGCGGTGTCTTTAATCGCATTGAATGCGCCGACCACCATGGGCCAAATATCATTGTAGATTTGTGTGGCGACGGGCATGATTGCCGCCCAAATAGCGTCCCATGCCCACTGAATCGTGGACCATAGTGCGCTTACGCCCCAGCTGATAGCGTCCCATGCCGTGGTGAGGTACAGGGCGGCGACGTTGACGATCCAGTCGACGACGGGGCGGATTATGTCGCTGATCCCCTGCCAGGCTGCGACCATCCCGTTCCAGACGATCATTGCGCCCGCAGAAATACCATCCCAGGCCGCCTGAAGGTTAGGCCAAGCGGTATTTACAATCCAATCAACGACGGCTTGAATGACTGGTTGAATTCCCTGCCACACGCTGACGATACCGTTCCATACCCATTGTGCGCCGGCAACGATCCCGTCCCAGGCGGCCTGAAGTGCGGGCCACGCAGTGCCGACGATCCAATCAATGACTGCCTGAATAACAGGTTGCATTCCCTGCCAGACGGATACCATGACGCCCCACATCCACTGGGCGCCTGCCACAATCCCATCCCAAGCGACTTGCATGAGAGGCCATACGTTAGCGGCGAACCAATCGGCCACGGCCCCGGCGGCCGTTTTGATTGCTTCCCAACAGGAAATGACAACATTGCGGAATGTTTCGGAGTTCTGCCATGCCACAACAATTGCCGCGACCAGTGCTGCGATAGCAATCACAACAAGACCAATTGGGTTGGCGTCCATTGCGGCGTTGAATGCCCACTGCGCCGCAGTTGAAGCGATTGTTGCGGTTTTGTGGAGGACCATCATTGCAGTGGCCCGCCCCCAAGCAACCGCCTGCATCGTGATCTGTGTTGTCGCTCGCGCGATATTCGACAGGAATTCGCCGGCGTACATGAGGTTGAGCTGCGCGGTCTCGACCACGTCTTTGACTTTCGCCACGGTCATTGCGTTAATGGCTGTGGTGACGCGGCCTGCGACTCCGGCTACGCCTTCCATGTCATTCAGCCATTGCTGCATTGAGGACATGACCATGACGGCTTTCCACGCCGTAAATGCAGCCGCAATACTATAAACCGCCACTTTACTATTGAGAATAGCGACGGTGAGACTTTCCATGAACTGGACAAGGCTACTGTTCGCGATGGTGCTGAGAGCAGTAGCAATGCCGGGGACGAGCGTCCCGACAATGAACTTACCGAGCTCGACGAAACTGTTACGAACGTTGGTGATGTATGAGATGATTCCGGAGTCTTTGTCGAATCCGAAAATCGTCCCCGTGAAATCACCGGACATGAGCAAATCTTTAAGATTCTTCAGCGAGGGGACGAGTGTTTTATTGATCCATTCCCCGGCGGCGGCGGCAGCGTCACGCATGCGGAAAAGAAAATCAACGAAGCTTGAATCTTCCTCGAACGAGAAGATCGGGCCGGTGAAATCACCCTTGCGAATAATGTTGAAAGCATTCGTAATGCTAGGAATGAATGAGTTACTCACCCAGTTGAATACTTTCTCGAACCCTTTGCTCATGGCGTCAAGGGATGCGGTGATCCATGGGAGTGCTTTTTCGGCGATTTCCTGCGCCCCGGTCACAAGGGTGGCCTTGAAGTTTCCCCAAGCGCCTTCNNNNATTCTTTTTCATGGCTTCCTGCAATTTACCGGACGCGCCGGGAATCGCGTTGGAAAGTTGGTTCCAGTTCTCGGTGGTGAGTTTTCCGGCGCCCGCGGTCTGCGTCATGACAAGGCCGACCGTTTTGAACGTCTGCGCATTTCCGCCCGCAACGGCGTTCAGGTTACCTGCAGCCTCGGCGAGCTTATCATAGCCCTTTACGCCGTTAGATGCGAGCTGCGCGGTAATGGACTGAATGTCGTCGAGCTCGTAAATTGTGCGGTCCGCGTAGGAGCGTGTGCTTTTTGTGAGCGCGTTGATTTCGTCCGCACTTTTACCGGCGAATGCAAGCGTTTGTTTGAATTTGATTGTGGCGTCGGCCGCGTTGAATGCTTCCTTTGCGACACCGCCGAACGCGACTGCAATGCCGCCGATTGCTAGTCCTCCGAGCGCGGCACCGGCGACTTTCGCCACCGATTTGAATGCCCCACCAAGCCCAGATGTGATCTTTCTTTCAGCCGGCCCGGTGTCGACATTGCCGATTTCGTTATTGATGTTTCGGGCGAGGCCTCGCACGGACGGGCTGATCTGAATCCATGCGGTCCCGAGATCATATCCGGCCATTGATACCTCTCCGAAATCATGTGTAGCGAAAATGGTTCACGCCAAACAAACCGTTTTTCGTGTTTGTCTTGGCGTGAACCATTTTACACTATCCGATAGAAACGCGGGTTCAGCTGCCGTATCGGGCGAGCCATTTCTCACCCTTGGCCTTCTGCGCTTTGGCATGTTTGCTTGACACTCTGGGATTACCGGTTTCCCGGTACCCTTCAGCCGGCGGCTTGGGCGCTTCAGGCCACTTATCCTTTTTGACGCCATTGACGGCGAGTAGCGTGGTCTGAATGTTGTGTGCTGACATTATTGTGGCGGCTACCTCGTCGGACCAGTATCTGCCTCCGCCTCGCGCCCTGTCGAATGTTGACCCTGGCGGTAGCCCTCCGATGAGTGCCATTACCCGCCGTGGGGTTATTCTGCCTCGGTATAGATCAAGAAGATCGGTGTTGTAGTAGCGTTGCAGGTCGGCTTCTATCTCCCACCCATACTCTCGGAGTAGCGGTGGGAGAATCGTCAGTTTCCCGCGCCCACCTCGGACACGATTGACTGCATGAAGTCGGTCACCGAGTCGATCGGGACACGGCCGTTCTCGTCTTCCAGAGCGGAGTAGACCTCGTCTTTGTGGTCGCCTACGATGAGGCGGAACAGCGGGAACGGGTTACCGGCATCGAGGGC